CTCCTCGCGGGCGCTTGGAGTCAAGCGGCGCGTGATCGTCCGCGTGTATGAGTCGTGCGACGACATGCGACAAGCAGCGGAGAGATTCAACGGGAACGTTCACACCCACTCCGGCGCGGTCACGCAGACTTATTGCGACACCGAGGGGCGCATCACGGTCCCTGTCATCCGGCTCACGCCTGACTACCTCACAACCGAGATCGTCGGCCACGAACTGCATCACGCGACGTGCGCGATCTACGGGTCAACCTTGAAGGACGAGTCAGTTGCCGACGTGCTCACGCACCACAATGAGCCTTTTGCGCACCTCTACAGCGACCTGCTGCGAACGACCACCAACGCGCTCTACGCTCACGGGCACTGGGGATCACGTGGCTAGCGACCCGCGCTCATGGTGGGGATGGGCAACCAACCGGCCACCTGTCGCAAGGCCACGCGGGACGAGCAGACCGAAGCGATGACACGTGACAGTGCCAAGCGTGACAAGGACCGGGCCACCATCAAGCGCGCCCGACCCTACTGCCACATCTGCGGATTACCCATCGACTACACGCTGCCCTACCTCGACCCAGGCGAGTTCGTCGTCGACCACCTCGTGCCACTCAAGCGCGAAGGACCCGACACGCTGCAAAATAAGCGTGCGGCTCATAGAAAATGTAATAGATCGAAGTCCGATAAGGCGTTTGCGCCCATCGTTCGACGCTCGAACAGTCTCACCTAGATAATCGAAGACATCCGCGACTGATCCTCGCGGCTAGGAAGGCCCTGACATCCAAGGTGTCGGGGCCTTCCGCATCCCTTGGAGATGACATGCGCAGTAGGTCCGACTCACCCACGAAGTTCTGCACGCTGGATGGATGCGACCGCCCACTGAGGGCGCGAGGTCTATGCCAGACGCACTACAACCTTTCGCACTACACCCGACAAGAGCGCCATCCCAAGGTGGAGCAGCAGTGCTCGGCATGTGGTGCCCCAGTCGTGAAAGAGAAGTCCTGGCGCTATCGCGTTGTCTGCTCACAACGCTGCCGCTACTTCATTACGAATGGGCGATGGCCGGAAACTGGACGCGAGATCGTCGGGCCAATAGCCATTGAGAAGCCGACAGACCCAGGCATCACTGTCATCCCCTCAACTGCTATCTGGGTCATGGGTTGGTGTCAACGATGCGGCACGTCCTTCGTGATCCGCGACCAGCGAACCAATCGCCATTGCTCCAAGGTCTGCGCGAAAGCCGACGGTAGAGACAGGCGCAATGCAGTCAAGCGTGAAGCGTTCGTTGAGAATGTCTACCGCAAGCGCATCTATGAGCGGGATGGGTGGCGCTGCCAACTCTGCCGCAAGAAGGTCAACCGCAACGCAGTGGTGCCACATCCCAAGGCCCCGACACTCGACCACATCTTGCCGCTCTCACTCGGTGGCACACACGAACCAGCCAACGTTCAACTCGCCTGCTTCATGTGCAACGCCATCAAGAGTCACGGGCTCTACCTCAACCAACCCGAGCAGCTGAGACTTCTCGGTGCGTGAGGGGTAGGGCACGGTTCCCCCCCACCCCCCTCCCAAGTACCTCAGGGGTTAGGCGTCATCTCTCCCCGGCTCTTTTTCCACGAAGGTGGTGACCCATGGCTACTGTTCGCAAGGCCCCATTGCGCGCCGTTGCCAAGGGTGAGAAGGCGCCTGTACCCGTGGTCGAGAAGACGGTCACACAGGCCGCAGCGGACGGCTCGACTCGTGAGCTTCTAGTGGCAATGCGGGACCGAGTCGCCCTCGATGTCGAGAACAAGAACACTGCGGCGCGCGACCTGTCGTCCCTGACGAAGCGACTCATGGAGTTGGTGCGCGACATCGAGGCGATTGACGCCCGAGCTGAGCAGGAGGCGACGAAGCGTGACGACGCTCAAGACGAAGTCTTCGACGCCTCGGCTATCTGAGGCTGCCCGTCACGTCATCATCCCGAAGGGGATCGTTACGACCGCGTGGCCCCGGATCGTCGCACAGTGCGCGGACATGGGTGTGAGCTTCGATCTGTACCAGCACGGGATTGGCAGTGTCGCTCTTGGAAAGCGCAAGGACGGCAAGTATGCGGCCACTGTCGGCGGCGTGGTTCTGAGCATCCCGCGACAGGTTGGAAAGACGTTCCTGGTGGGCATGATCGTCATCGCCTTGTGCATCATCTTCCCTGGCTTGACGGTCCTATGGACGGCGCACCGGACGAGGACGGCTACCAAGACGTTTCACACGCTCAAGACGATGACGAACCGCAAGAAGATCGCCCCGCACATGCTGCCCCCCCGCATAGCCAATGGAGAGCAGGAGATCCGGTTCCGTAACGGCTCGGTCATCATGTTCGGCGCTCGTGAGCAAGGTTTCGGCCGCGGCTTCGATGAGGTCGACGTCGCGGTCTTCGATGAGGCGCAGATCCTTGGGGAGAAGGCGCTCGAAGACATCGTCCCCACAGCGAACCAGTCTCGGCAGCCGGCCGGCGCGCTGTTGTTCTTCATCGGCACCCCGCCGCGGCCGACTGACCCTGGCGAGGCGTTCACGAACCGTCGGGCGAAGGCACTGTCCGGCAAAGCTCACAACATGGTTTACGTCGAGTTCAGCGCCGACCCGGACGCCGACTCTGACGACCGGGAGCAGTGGGCGAAGGCCAACCCGTCTTTCCCGAAGCGCACGCCCGTCGAGTCGATGGAGCGGATGCGGGAGAACCTGACCGACGATGACTCGTTCCGCCGTGAGGGTCTGGGCATCTGGGACGCGACCTCATCCCCTGCCGTCATCGACTCGAAGTCGTGGGGCTTGCGGGCCGACCCTGCGTCGATGGCCATCGAGCGGCTCACGCTCGGCATCGACGTCTCGCCGGATCGTTCAACCGCAGCCGTGGGTTTGGCCGGCCAGCGCGCGGACGGCGAATGGCATGTGGAGCTTGACGAGCACCGAACCGGAGTCGACTGGGTTCCCGGCTGGGTCGTAGCGCGCTGTGAGCGCAACACGATTCACGCCGTGGTGGTCGATGAACTGTCCGGCCTCGTAGAGAAGCGCCGCGGGCGGAACTACCTCATTGGGACCAACATCGAGGTCACACTGGCAGCCGCCGAGGGTCGGGATATGGCCATCGCGTGCAGTTGGTACTTCGACGGCATCATGTCCGCGTGGCTGTGGCACACAGACCAGCCTCAGGTGAACGTGGCCCTGTCGGTTGCTCGCAAGAGGCCGATCGGTGGGGCGTGGGGTTGGAACCGCAAGGACGCCAACTCGGACATCACGCCCGTGGTCGCTGAAACGCTCGCCCTGTGGGGCGCCAAGAACTCGACCGTGAAGAAACCGGGCCGTGGAGGCCGAACAAGCCAAGGCAGAAGGGCGGTGGTCCTGTAGTGGCTCACAACACGATCAACCTCCCGACTATCAGCGACGATGAGAACGCCACACTGAATCGGCTGCTCGAGCAGTTGGAGGCCAAGAAGACTCGCAATGTTCTCCGCGCGTCGTACTACGACGGAAGGCACGCCATCCGTCAGGTTGGCACGATCATTCCGCCGCAGTACTACATGCTGGGGATCGTGCTCGGCTGGTCAGCGAAGGCCGTCGACATCCTGGCCCGCCGTTGCAATCTCGACACTTTCGTGTGGCCTGATGGCGATATGCTCTCCATTGGTGGCCGCGAGGTGTGGGAGGGCAACCACCTCGGCTCGGAGATCTCGTCCGCGCTGATCTCGTCTCTGATCCATGGCACGTCGTTCTTGGTGAACACTCGTGGCGACGAGTCCAAAGGTGAGCCTCTGTCGCTGATCCACGTCAAGGACGCCATGTCCGCGACTGGCGAGTGGGACGGCCGCCGCCGCCGGTTGTCGAACCTGCTGTCAATTACCGCGAGGGAAGATGAGCGGGAGCCGACGTCGTTGGCGCTGTACCTTGACGGCCGGACGATCACTGCCGAGCGTGACAGCTCGGGCTGGTCTGCGGACATCTCAGAGCACCCGTGGGGCGTCCCTGCTGAGCCGCTGACGTACAAGCCGCGCGCCGGTCGCCCGTTCGGTTCCTCGCGCATCTCTCGGCCTGTGATGAGCCTGCATGACCAGGCTCTGCGGACCGTGATTCGCATGGAGGCGCATAACGACGTCTACACGATCCCTGATCTGTGGATGTTCGGCGCGGACGAGTCGATCTTCAAGAACGCTGACGGCTCACAGAAGGCGTCCTGGCAGGTTGTCATGGGGCGCATCAAGGGAATCCCGGACGACGAGGACGCCACCACGCCGCGCGCCGACGCCAAGCAGTTTCCGGCATCCTCCCCCGCGCCACACATCATGTCGCTCAAGCAGCAGGCGCAACTCTTCTCCGGTGAGACATCGATCCCGCTAACGTCGCTCGGCGTTACCGACATGTCGAACCCGACGTCGGCGGATTCCTACATTGCTAGCCGTGAGGATCTGATCGCGGAGGCTGAGGGCGCTACTGATGACTGGGGGCCGGCCATCCGCCGCACCGAGACTCGCGCGCTGGCTATCCAGAATGGTCTCAACGAGATCCCGCCTGAGTGGGCGACGATCGCCCCGAAGTGGCGTCCGCCGATCTACCTGTCCCGCGCGGCTCAGGCCGATGCCGGCGCCAAGCAGTTGGCTGTGGTCCCGTGGCTCGCTGAGACTGAGGTCGGGCTCGAGCTCCTCGGCCTCGATCGTCAGCAGATCGACCGGGCGATGGCTGACAAGCGTCGCGCGGCTGGTCGTGCAGTGTTGGCGGCGCTGGGTAATGGCAGCACTGTCGCCTAGTCAGGCCCGTCTGGCGCTCGTGGCGGTCACGGATGCTGCGGTGGCAACGGCCTCACGGGTTGTGTCGGTGGATGCCGCGCAGACACGGCAGGCACTGTTCGATGTGATCCCGTCGACGATCGCGTACTACTCGGATGGTTCGTCGGCTCTGGCTGCGGACTACTACGACGACTTGCGCGCTGACGCGTCTGCTCCTG